TTTTGTTACAATGTGGCTCGAAGCTTTGTTCGAGTGGTGCGCCAAATTATTTTAAATGGCGAAAGTCTCAGTATATGGAAGCCGTAAGGTTGATTACACGTTCTATGACACCCAAAGAAGAAAAGCTTGCATTTAGAGTTGATAGCAAGGGCCTTCCTAGATGTTTTGGCCTAAGTTCATTAATAAAAAAACTAGATAGTGACTGGGTAACTAAGAATCCTGACCATGTCAGGTTTTACCTTTCTTTGTTAAAGATGTATGACTTAGAATATGATAAGATTCCTACGGTTAACTTAGTTTCAATTGGGGAAGGAAAGATGCCGGAGATCACTACATCTTTAAAAGTCCAATTGGCTATTGCTAATAAAAGATTACATCCTAATGGAAAAATTCCGCCTAATTTCAAAGCGGAAACCCCTTTTTTTGTTACCGATGCCTCTTCTGCTGGTTGTCGTATATCCCATCGGGGATGGATAGGCGACCTTTTTAACCTCAGGAGACCGGAAAACGCTACTCTCTTTAATAATATTTTAGCCGTAGCTGAAAAAAGGAATACGGAGTTATTTCATATTTTAAGAAATTTTAAAGAAATTCCCAAAGACGCTGAGTCTAGTTGAGTACACTATAGAGATACTAAGAAGGTAATAAAAAAGAATTTATTATCTAAACTCCATTTTATTATTGAGAAAGCTGGCAAAACTAGAACCGTTGCCATGTTTGATTGCATTTCCCAAAGTGTACTTAAACCTTATCACGATTACTTTGCAAGAATTCTCCGTAATTTTCCATCAGATTTTACCTTTGATCAAGATGCCGGGAGAAACCGTGTTCTCGAGGCTACTAAATCTGGTATGTTGTTGTATTCTTTTGATTTAAAAGACGCAACTGACAGGTTACCTAGATCATTGATAAAGGAAGTTCTTCTGTTTTATCTCCCTGAAACAGAGGTCGACCTTTTGATGTCTATTATGTGCGATAGAGAATTTAAGTATCCTTTTCCACCTCAGGTTAAGAATCCTAAAATTCGAACTATCCGTTATTCTGTTGGTACACCTATGGGTGGTTTAGGGTCTTTTACTGCTGGGCTAGCCCTACCACACCATCATATCATTCAGCTTGCAGCTGTCAGAGCTGGTTTTGAAGGAATCTTTTTAGATTATGTTGTTTTGGGCGATGATGTTGTTATCTTTAATGAGAAGGTTGCTCGCCAGTATAGAAAAATTATTGGTGAACTTAATATGAAAATTTCTGAGTCGAAGAGTTTAATCGGTTTAGGGATTGCGGAATTCGCAAAATCCATTTATGTAAAGGGGACAGCAATAACTCCAGTCTCCTGGAAATTATTAAGACAATTACTTAATGACAATATGGTTTTTTTAACCTTCTGCGGTGACCTGCTAAAGCGGTGACCGGATTTTAAAGTTAAACCAAGTAAAATTTTAAATCCCAATGATAGATCAATCAATTGGAGCCTTTTACTTAGCCCACTCCTAACAGTAACAAATATTAACGAATTACCTAAATGTCCTTGGATTTTGGAAAACTCCAAGTACCTAAGTCTTAATTCTACTAAAGTGAAGAGAGCGATTATTCGAACGCTCATAAGTTATTCAGAGCCACCGGATTTAACAAGCCCAGGGAACAATGATCTTATTCTTAGTGATCCTTGTCTCTACCCGGTTATTTCATCTTGTTATCATGAAATAGAGGCTTTTCATAAATACCCTTATAAGCTATTTAGTAAAAATTTATATACATTTTTACATAATATGTGTCCTTTAGATGAAAGCGGATTAACTGAACTTACTGAAACGCAAGTTTTCTCTTTACGTAACAGTGTCCGGAAAATAATAACTTTGACAGAATCTTTCAATAAACTTAAACTTTTACATCTTAACGTCAAAGCAGTCGTTGAGAAAAAGAGTAAGGATTTAGAAAGGGATTTAGAAGGTGAGTATTCCCTTCTACTTAGAAAAATTGCAAGAAATTACGAAAAAGAAATAAAGTTTATTTCTTCGCCTCCTGCGAGCTTAGTAATTAAGAGTACCCACCCGATTTCCTTTAATAGACTCCAATTAAAAGGAGTAGACAAAAGAGCGCTTAATGAAGAATTTTTAGATTTAGTTTTTTGTATGCTTCCAGAGGAAGTATCTTTGTTTACTTATTTCACCGAAAGGTTAGATTTACCTTTCGTGTCGACGCCTTCTATAAGGCAAAGTGAATTCAGAAGGAGATTTGCGTACAATGATGGCTTCATTAATTGCGGAGAATATAAGTTTCGAAATACTCTGGTCGGATCTAAACTTAGAGGTTTATGTTCTAAGTTTAACATTTCAACTAGG